ACAGTTGCTCCTATAAGTTCTGAAGGACGATAAATATATATCTCACCGGCTAATTGTCTGATAACTGCATTATATGTTTTGAGTATCTGCTCCAATACTCCATAACAATACATATCTCTGAATATATCAACATCAATTTTTGATTGATCAAAAAGTGAATCTCCCACTCCATCATCCATTGCCTCTTCATATATATTAATATATTCAGTAAATCCCGTATATCCGATTTTATCAAGTATATCAAAGATAATCTGGCTTTTAAGCATCCTGCCATTGTAAGGAGTACCTTCATCATCATAAAGAATATTATTAAGCATCCCAAAACCATCAGTAGCAGATATCTTAACCGGGTAAGAAATACCATCGTAAGGTTCCTGATAGTTTCCTGTTTGAATATATCCACGCCAATACAATATAATAGTGGGACCATAATAGAATGATACTCTGTATTGCATATTATCAACAGAATATAAATCAGCAAATTGAAAATTATTATCCGAATAGATATAAAATTCTTTCATACTACCCTTTATGGGATTGTCATAAAAATGGTCTGACTTAGATAAATATTCAATATGTGATGGATCACCTGTTGCCCGTACAGTAAACCCAATCCAGTCCAAATTAATTACTACCGGATGATTGTCTGTAAGATCAAAATAAATCTTAATTATAGTATTGTCAATCCAATCGGTTCCCCCTGCTGTAAGATCTGACATATCCGCAATAAGAGTATGATATTCCCCATCAGCTATTAATGTTATTGTTTTATAATATAATGCACTCCTGCCATGTCCGGCTGTTTCATAATATATTTGCCCGCTTCCCGGGGTTCCGCTTGCAACTTTATATTTTATGCTTATCTTATTATGAGTAGCACCATTCAATGAAATCGTCCTGCTGATATATGAATCAGTATCAGTAGTGGTATATAATTTATATGTATATGTACAATGAAATTTAGTCCATAGAGCAGGATCTTTTACAGGAAAAGTGCCATTGACTGTTTCAGTTTCAATATCAATCCTCCAGTCGAGACCAAATATATCGGTAAATTCTGCTCTATATTCTATACATGGATCTGTCATTTCATATCAGGTATTTGCATTTAACATTTCAGTCGTTCTTATAACTGAGAAATAAATATCTGTTCCTTTCAATTTGGCATCTTTAAATTCAAACTTAACAGTACCGCCTGTTAATCCTTTGAGCTTAGATAATGGAGCTACAACTTCGGGATTTGTTTTAGCACCGGAATATTCGCCAACTGCTGCAAGAGTCGGACCATACGCTAATCCACCTTCAGCAAGTCCAAATACTCCTTTTAGGAATGGTCCTATTCCCCCCTTAACAATTGCACTACCAGGGAATAATATTGACAGCAAACCAAATATTGCTGCGTTGGCTGCCAGCTGGGCAGCTATCTGATTTATTGCACCAATGAATGATTTGACCATTGCATCAATACCACTGCCCATATTCTGAAAAAATCCAACAAAAGCCGAATCCAATGCATTGACTATACTTAATTCATTCTGTAATTTATCATTGAATGCTTGCGCAGCAAGGGTAGCTATTATAAGTTCATCTACCGGAGCGGGAGCAGGAGCTAATCCGGCCAGAGCTGGCACTCCAGTACCAATATACGGTGTAGTTATTTTTAATTTTGCCAATCCCCCTTTAGCACCTAATATTTCAGATTTAATTATCTTCCATGCTTCTGCCATTTTAGTTGCTTCTGTGGCGCCTGCTTTTATTTTTTCAACATATTCTCCAATACTTTTTCCTGCTTCTGTCGTTAATGTATTAATGTTATTTAATGATGGTTCTGCTTCTTTAAGTTTTATTGGTAATCCATTCCATGTAACATCCCATAAAGCTTTTTCTTTTGCTCTTGAAACTGTTTTTCCTTTAGATTCAAAGAGCGCATTCAATAAACCTCTATCAGCAATATCTTGAAGTGCTGATGCTATTCCTTCGATTGAATTTTTAATAAGTTCACTATTATTAAGAAATTCACCCCATGCTGTTTTAAGATTTGATACCGATGCTGAAAAAGATGCGAATCTTGTTGATGCTGTACTTGTAACATCACCCATTGATGTCAATTCCCTTCGGATAATATTCCCTGCTGCTTTGCCAAAATCGCCAACTTTCCCAACTTCCTTTTGAAGTTCGACTGCACTGATACCAAGATTATCCATGACAAGCACAGATTTACGTCCAATACCTGTGATAATCGAATCAACAAGATAATCAACTGATTCGCCTGTTTGAATAGCTCGTTTAGTAGCAAACTCAAAATATGTAGCTAATTGATCAAGTGGTATCTTAAAATTACGAGCCTGTACAGCTTTCTGCATAAGCTTTACATTATCAACTGTACCACGTGTAGCCTTTTGTAAACTGGAAAGAAGATCAACCTTATTTAATGATATAAAAGCAGCTTTTATACCTTCTGCGGATGCAGCAAGTTTTACTGCTTCCTTAGTAAAATTAACAATTCTATCAACGGCAAAAACAGCAGCAATGGCATATCCAACAGTTTTAAATGATTTTATTATACCTTTACTATGGGTATCAACTTTCCGTTTCATTTTGGCAGTAGCCCTTTGTGCATCCTCCATAGATGCTTTATAACCTTTCGCTGATCCCGTAATCTCTACGCCGACACTAACTCCCCTTCTTGCCATTATCTAATAATTTTTGTGCTTCTTTACTTGTTACTCCTTTTTCTTTTGTTCGTTGTTCCCAGGGAAACTTGAATAAATCCGAAGGTCTCTTAAATACTTTTGTCCCATTTTGAGATACTACATTATAAAAACATATTGTTCGTGTCTGTTCCCATGATATTTTCTGTATTTCATGCCTTGCCTTATATATAGCAATAATCTCATCCTGGCTCATCCTGTCAAGAAAATATTCCGGATCAATACCTATCACACCAACACAAAATCCATAGAGCTCATCTATTTTAAACTCTTTTGTCCCTGTTTTTTTTTATTCTCTTCTCCCGGCTCGAATATTGCCATAGAGAAATTAGTCACAGCTTCAGTATAATGATCATCAATAGCATCAAGAAATTGATCATAGGTATATGCAAATTTTATACCTTCTGATTTTGCTCCTGCTTTTGCCGTGACATAAAAGAATTGGAATAGATTCTCCGTCCCTTCATATTCTGTAATAGATTTGCCCGATAATTTCTCATATTCGATCATAGCCCGTGCAGTGATCTTAATAGGATAATCATGGTCACCTACTTTCACCCGTTTTATCTCAAGCAATTCCATTATGCAGGTTCCGTAATAGTAATTGAACCCGTCACTTCAGCAGCAACATCATCTGTTACCGTAACCGTATAAGTTCCCGGCTCACAAGCTGTAATATACTGCGTGACCTCTGCTGCACGTGACCATTCAAAAGTATAAGGAGCCGTTCCACCTTTCGGGAAACAAGCTGCAAAACCGTCATCAGCATCAGGAGCCGAACAATTAGTGCCAAGTACGCCAACACGTAATGCCACAGCACCCGACCAGGTGAATCCATCATAATGATCGAATGTACATGAATAACTTGCATTATCAGCATCACCGGCATTCATGTCTAATGAAGTGATGATAAAATCACCTTCTGCATAAAACTGTGTCTCATCAGGACTGCCGGCAACATCTTCAGCAAAATGCAAATGAACAGGCTCTCGATCAAGATAAGCCGTCATCATCGTTGCTATGTCCGTATAGACTACTAAGGCATCACTTGTTGCTGTTATATCAAGTCGTCCAACGTCCTTAGTGTTAAATTTACCAGTATCTTTATTACTGGTTTCACGGGTCGTCATTGTCATAGATAAAGTATGGCTACTTGCATTCGCAACCTTAACACCATCTATATATACGAAAATGTCCGATCCATTAATAACTACTGCCATAATTTTTAATTTTAATTGTTAATAACTCTTTACTACTGTTGAAAATGTCAATCTGTTTAAAAATACATTCTCTGTTATATTATACCCTTCGGATTGTCCGGTTAAACATATTCTTTCATATCCTATCCCTTCAGTTACGCCTTTCTCCAATTCAAGCGCATTACGCACTTCATCAACTATCTGCTGAAGAATAGCATAATCATCCGAAAATGACAATATGCTAAACATGTATTCATCACCTACCCATCCATCTTTGCAATATCCAGGCACTAATGAATCCACCATATATATAATAGCAGGTAGCAAAGTGCCTTCATTAATAATATACGGATAGATATTATCGGCAGAAATCAACGCCAATAAATCAGCATTAGCTTTAAGCAATGATGTTATTACCTTACCAATCATTTCTTTTTATAAGTTTTCTTTGTCCTTTTGATTGTTGCGGTGATAGGTTTTTTAACCTCTTCCGGTTCAATAATCTCCGATTCAAAAGATTCAGATATAGTAATATCCGGTTCTTTAATTACCGAAGTTTCCTTGCATTTATTTATTTCCTTCCTTATTGCCTCCGGTGAATTAACCGTTTTCACAACAGTCATAAACAAATCATCCTCGCCATACTTATTCCAGTGTTTTTGCAAATCATTACGTGGATGCAAATTCCTTATCAATAATTTTTTCTGCAATGTCCAATCAGCTTGAGCATCAGGACAGGCAGCAATAAAAATCATTTGCCTGGTTTCATGGGAATCAACCCTGTAAATTTCTGTACCTTTCATTTTAATCTCCTATTAATTTTTATAATAAATCTGTCTATTTCTTTAAGCCATTCATTTTCTATGTTATCAAATATTTGACTTTCTGTAGCATTATAAGCATTCTCAAAAAAATGTGTACCCGCCACTTTGCCGGTAGGAGCATTACCTTTCGTTTTTCTGAATCTTTCTTTAGTCCCCGATTCAATAAAATGCGTGGTCCATCCTTTATTCGCTCCTGATAATTTCGATCCGACAATTATTGCAATATCCTGAGGTACTGCAATCGTGCCGAATGATTTTTTTGTTCTTCCTGTTTTATATGGAGCAGCCAGCCGAGCAGCAGAAAGAAGAGGCTTGGCAGCTTTACGAAAACCTGCCATAAATATCTTTTTCTGATCCACAAGCGAAAGATCATTGAAGAAATCTTCAAGCATCCTTATTTTATCAGTTTTTATTGATGCATCCATCATTGATTAATCTTTTCAAGTGATAATTCCAAACTATCTTTGCGTCCAAGTTCCTCTATATAGCTAATGGCATAACGATCCGTTCCTTCATCAATCTGCACTCGCATAGTTTCAACTATACTGCTGCGGTATCTCACAATCAATTCCATTGATTTTGAAAAAAATCTCTCTTCACTGGATAATATCCTATCACCTCCCTCATATCTTATCTCCCCTCTTGTTGCTATTGTAACTTCCGGCCAGCTATCAACTGAAGCATTATATTCATCCCTGGTGATCACTTTTGCATAAAATTTAACCCTGTGATATGCATTACCCGGTCTCATACTATTGTATAGTTTTTATAAGGTGCAACCAGATATTCATAACCATAAGGTATTTTCGTACAACCAACACCTATCAGGGCAGGTTCACGAATCTGATAAAAATGGCCAACCATCAATAACATTGCGTGTCTCAAACTTATTGGTATATCACCTGCGATAATAGGCATACCTGTATATACATCATACAGAACATTAGCAGCAGTTGTTGTAAATGCAACCGTGGTTGTCAATGAATCATCAGTGACTATCGTAGCAATAATTCTCGGAGTCTCCCCATTTACAATAATAATATCCCCAACGGTATAGTCAAGAAAATTACATAGATAACCTATTAATGTAATAGTACCATCTGTTGTAACCAATCCTTCAGTTTCTTTTGCCTTACCCTGTATTTCCGTAAGCACAAGTTCTTCGACAAGATTACACAGATCATAGATATACTGATCATCATCATCAAAATCTACCCGAAGATGTTTTTTGACTATATCCAGTTTTAAATAAATTGCCATTATGCTACATTATTGGTTATTTCCTGTACAACCGTATCGCCTTTTTGCGTAGGATTAAACGTAAGATCAAAGTTTGCCCCTGCAGTATAGGCCACAGTAACAACTACCGTTAATGTACCGGCCGAATAATCCAATGCTATGCTATCAACAGTTTTTCCTGACAATGTAAATTCAGTCTTAACTGATCGTGCAAAAGCCTTCACTGCCAGGACAGGACCAAAAGTTAACACCACATCAGTAGGAGCAGCATCTTCCACCGTAGCCGATATAAGACGTTTTGTAAAAAACCCTGTCCAGTCAAATAAATGTTTTTTTCGTGCCATTATATTATTTTTTTAAGTTGATAATAATTCTTTAATGATCTACTAATATTTCTTTTTGTCTCTTCAGAATAAATATCAGTTTTCCCTTTATTCCAAGGTATATTACCTTTAAGCGATTCACTTATTTTTTGTTTTATTTTTTCAGAAGGATGTTTTCCTTTATTCCATGCAGGAGAATTTCCCTTTTTGGATTTACTAACCTTTTTCTTACTCTCTTCTGAATGATGTTTACCAAACATAGGATGATTTTCCCCAGTCTGTATTCCTTTATGTGATTCACTCAATTTTTTCCTATGTTCATCAGAAAGTTTTTTACCTTTCCATGGACCAAGCGTACTACCAGCAATTGGAGAAATATTAAAATAAGGATTATAAATATCTAAATAAAATTGTTCAGTAGATAATAAATCTTCTTTATCACAACATATTAAGATTGAAAAAATAAGATCATTTTTGCCATATTTATTATAATGTCTTTGGAGTTTTGAATTACTATGAATATTTTTTCTTAATTCACTTAAATGCTTATTCCAACGAGCATTAATATTTACAGAACTTCCAATATAAATCCTTTTAGCTTTTAATCTCGACTCAATCTTATATATCCCTGTATTTTTCATAAATATTAATTAAAGGAAGGTGGAATATACCACCCTCCTTATAAAAATTTTACTTAATTGATAAAGCTGCAAATGAAACGGCGTATTCGTCTAAAGTGGCCCCAACTCCCGAAACACCCCGAAGTCCTTTTGCATCGAAATATGCATTTATAACCAGAACAATCTGATTAGTCTTTGCAGCAGTGTAAGGATCAACAGTTATATCATAACCGCCCCATTGAGCTATACACAAATCCTTCCAGTTGCCAAATACAACCATATTGCCATCGCCACCGGCTCCGTAAGTGTCTACAATAGCATTAGTAACAAGAAGTGGATAACCGTTGATCTTGTTATCTTCAGTACAGAGGAAATCCCCGGTATCATTGGCCACTCCTTTGTCAATACCTTTAAGTAATCCACGAGCTGTACCGTTAGTGATATATGCCAGGTTGCCGTCCAGTGCATTGGCAGTGTCAACAGTTGTTTCAAGTCCAATCAATGCAACATTGGTAATTGTTGCTCCTGTAAGAACAACTACACCACCACCATTGGCTGCATTGAGTTTATAGCCGATCCCTGAAGGATATGTTGCAGCAACCGTGGCAGGACCTAAAATAGTAGCCTCTAATTTACGGGCAACTGCATTGGCAATATTATCCAGGAGTAAACGCTCTGCACCTACACCATCCTGGGCCAGAAATGTCTTAGAGACATTCACATAACCTGTAAGACGTTTGGGGGCAAATGATACTTCAGTAAAACCAGCACCACCATCAGCAGCAGCGGCAACTTCACCCTTCCAATCAACAGCCGTTCCTGCATAACTCGGGATGCTGACATCACCGACCAGGTTGGGCATATAAGTAGCACCGGCTTTTGAAAAAACCAGCTTATCGACCAACGGAGGAAGTATTGCTTTCTTTTCCTCTGCAACTATTTCCTGCCCCTGATCAGCAGTACCGGCAAGAATATCAGCACGTTTTTCATAATATTTTTCACGATTCGGTATGATAATTTCTCCTTCCGGTGTTTGTCCGCTTTTACGCATTTGCTCACCTCCAAGTATTGAAAGGTCAACAGCTGCCGGAGGCAAAGGTTTGTTATTCATTTTTGCCCTTATTGCCTTAATAAGAGAAAATGGTTCAACTTCAGATGGTTTTATATATGGCCCGACATACCTGCCAACCCCACTGAGTTTCCGGCTTTCGGTTTCAATCTGCAGATCCCATTCTTTGATCCTCTGATTGTTTATACTCACTTTTTCTTCCTCATCGGGAGTCATTGAGCGTTTTTCGGCATCTTTTAACTGATAAATCTTATCATTTTCCTCAAGAGCCGAAGCCTTGAGGTCTTTTAATTGATCAATAGTCATTGTATTATGATTTAAATTGTTAATATTACGTTGCTCTTTCTCAGGCAAAGAATCATCAGTCTTCGATTTTCTGATTATAGGCTCTGTTGCAGGTTCCTCTGCAGCAGGCTTAACCGATTTATCCTTAACATCATCTTCTTTAACTGATTTATTTTTTTCGAGCATATCTTTTTCTATTTTATCCAGACTTCTTAATGCCACGTTTGTATCTTCATAAGCTTCATGATAACAGGGTGACATATCAAATATCTGATCAAACTTCTTAATTGTCCTCAAATAAGTGCCATCATCACGTTTTTCAAAAGGAGCATCTTCATATTTTGCAATGGAAAATCCGAATGAACTACCTTTGATATCGCCTCTGCGTATCCCTTCGAGCAATTCATCACCAAGATCAAATTTCGGTGCTTCAAAAATATACCTGACTCCTTTTTTGTCAATATTCAATTCAAGAGTACCTTTGCCTTTTGTTGAACGTGCTAATACACCTCTACTGACATCATGATTAAGTAATGCAAGTATATCTGATCGCTCAATGATACCTTCAGTAGCTTCGGGGAGAATAATCTCTTTAAAACCTCCTAAATCATGCGATTCTTTGTTAAAAACTATACCATAACCCTCAACAAACCGGGATTTACCGACAGTTCTGACTTCAGAATCATCATCTGGAATAATGCGAATCTCTTTTTTATCAGGATCACTTCTCTTATTCCATTCTTCTTTTTCGTTTTTCTCCCATCCGGCATTCTTGACGGCAGCCCATGCCTGTTTGGCACAGCTTGTCTTATTTTCCTCATTCTCCTTGTCATCAGGATGATCTTTAACCCAGGTAGTTCGACAACTATCATAAGCTGATTTCAGAATATCTTTTACTTCTTTTGGTGCATCTCCTGCATCGGGAGGCTCAAAACGATCTTCTCCCCTCTTTCCTACCGTTCCATTGGCCTGTTTAATGGCAGATGCAGCACATTTTTCATCATTACCTCCATCTTTCATGCAGGTTTCATAAGCAGAATTGGCAATTTCTACCCATTGCTCTTTCTCTTTATCTGTCAGATCTTTTTTAAATTGATCAACATCTTTAATTGTCCACGGCATAATTATTCCTCCTTAATTTTTATCTATTTTAATTTCCCCATTGTTAATATTTACATCATAAATAGGAATTATATGTCCTTCATTTACTACATCAAAATATTTTGAATATCCTGTATAGATTACTTTTCTTTCAGATAATCTTTTATCTTCAATATGAACAGGTATGAAAACAGAAAATAATGGTAATAACAGAACCATATTTTCAGGTTTCATTAATTCATCAGAAACTTCTATCCTTCCTAATCTATTTTTCATTTTCTTCTACTTTTATTTTTTTATCTACTTTAGTATTCTTAGTAATCGGTGTATCCACCGCTAACATATTCATTGGCACATAAGCTTTATCACCTCCACTAATCGGAGGTGTGCCAGCTTCCCTGCGTACTTCATTAACTGTAAAGCCTCCGCATTGGAACATTTTACTTACATAATTGGCTTTTGCATCAAGATTTGCACGCAATAACTGTGAAATATCCAAATTGAAATAATTATATTTCTGTTTTGAAGGTCTTAATAGCTTTCTGTTTATTTCGCTTTCGATATTGCAATCCCAGGGAGAAGCTGTATCGGTTAAAAATCCAAGCTGGAAACTTTCAATATTTGAATAAGTAAGATTTGAACTATCAAATGCTTTCGATGGATGAACGCCAAAAAATCTACATAGATCAACAACATTAAATTCACGAGTTTCAAGTAATTGGGCATCTTTTGGGTTTACAGAGATAGGTTGAACCTCTAATCCACTTTCAATAACTGCTATACCTCCGGAGTAACCACTGGAGTCCGCAGATGATGTGCCAATTGCATTTTTAAAAGCATTTTTAATATCAGTAGCCTTTACAGATGTAAGCTTCCCTTCAGTTTTTATCACTATATTGGCATTGGCTCCTGAAGCAAAAAAACCTTTGGCCGATGTCTCTGCAGCATATGAGATACCTAATGAATTAAATGCATGAGTGAGAACAGATACCCCGGTATAACCATTATATGTGAATTTCATAAAATGAAGCATATCTTCATCCGCTACCGTTATATCTTCACCCGGGGATTTAATAATGTGATAAACAGAACCGTCTTTTTTTAAATATGTCGTAACCGGGTAATTGACAAGAAATAATGATATAGGATCACCCATTGGATATGGTCTCTCAATCTTAATCCATCCATTACCATGTAAAAGTGTTTGAGTAATGGCAGTCTTGAACATTATAAATTTTGACATACCGGGATTCGGATTTTTATTTAATAAAAAAGCATAATCACTAAATTCATTTTTATTCCAACCATTATTCTTATATTCGAGATGCTCCCAGTTTTGGGATGCAATAGCATCAGATACAACATCAACACATCTATAAACCACCGAAAGTTGCATTGATGCCAGTGTAGATAATGGAGAAATAATCTGTGAATAAGGTAATCCGATGGCAGTTGTAGAGTCATAACTTACACTTCTCTTTTCTGCTGTTTTCAATCTATTTAAAGTTCGTTTGAATATGTTCGCCATGATCTTAAAAAATATTCGTCCCTTTATAGTTGGATGATGCATCAATGTAAGCTGCCAGAGCTTGCAGCATAGCTATCACACCATCAATTTTCTTTTTTTCATTAGCCTTATTTGGCTTGCAGTTACCATTAAAATCATATCTTAACTCAACATTTCTAAGGCAATATCTTGTTATCGGATTATCATCAATAACGATAAAGCCTCCGAGCATGAGTCTTTCAAAAGCTCTGGTACAATTATTAAAGTTCCCTATTGATTGTGAAAAAGGATTCAGACATAATCCCTGGTCAGTACATTGAATAGCCCAGCTTGTAGCATTATATTTATCATAATATATCCTATCAATCGGGCATTTTTCATCAATTTTAAGCAGATCATACGTTATATAATCATAATCGGTAACATTGCCCGCAGTTGTTTTAAGATATTTATTACCCACCCATTGTTTATAAAGTTCCTTATCCGCATGAAGATTGCGGACTGATAGAGTTTCTCTCGGTACATAATAATCAACAAAAAAATAATATAATTCATCCCTGACAAAAAGATAACTTATTGCCGTCAAGTCCACATTTGAAGCCAAATCACCACCTACATAACAATCTTCACCCCTGAAATCTTCAATATTGAGTTTTTTTGATGAAGAAATGACATAATTGTCGGGGATCCATACCGAAGCACTATCACACCAGATATTAAAATTCTTTGTCTTGACTCCCACTTCATCATTGGGTGAATTGATAGCCTGTTGGACCTGACGCTCAAGAAAATTTGAATTAACAGTTATATCCAGATTAGGATTTGATTTGATCCAGTTCTTAGGGTCCTTCCAGTCATCATCATCATCAGGAGCGTAAATGACACTAAAAAATGATTCATCTTCCTTGATCCCAGCAGATATTTCACTTGCAACAGTACGTAATTCATAACATGGTAATGCTTTATCAAAACCTGCACTTGTTATTGTACAGAGTAATGGATTAACTCTCATACCCTGTGATGAACGAATGACATCCCTGGTCTGGCTATTGGGTGCTGAATGATATTCATCAATAATACCAAGTGAGCAATTATAACCGTCAATCTTATCAGCATCAGCAGCCAGCGTTTTAATAAATGCCGATGTCCGCCTGTTATAAGTCTTACCTTTTTTAGTCTTATCAAGTAAGATTATATCCGATCTGAGCCTTTCAAGTAATCTTTGATTAGGATCATAACCACGAGTAAAACCATAGACAAGATTAAAAGCTATCTTTGCCTGATCCTTACTATTGGCAGCAAGTAATATTTCAGCAGCATCTTCATCATCAGCAACCAGATGATATAAACACATTGCGGAAACAAGAGCAGTTTTACCCTGTTTGCGTGCCATTTCAAGATAAGCTGTCTGGAATCTCCGGGTCCCATCTTTATTATAAAATCCATAAAGATTTGCTACAATAAACATCTGCCAGGGCTCAAGAATGAATGGTTTTCGATTATGTTTTCCGGTAAAATGTTTTAATTTGCCAATGAATCTGACAACATTCTCAATCGAATCTTCACGAAATTCCCAGCCATTCTTCCTATCTTCCAGATAACGCTTTACTGAATTACGTAAATGAATACCTGAAGGAATTTTATCTGCAAGCACATCTGAACAATATTTATCAACAATCTTTATCATCTCACTTCACGTTGCATTTCAATAAGTGCTTCAACAGGATTCATCCTACTATTATGCACCTCTTTATGACATTCAATACATAATGATATAAGATTATCGTAATCAAAAATCAAATCTTCATCAGGATGATTTATATCAATGGGGATTTTGTGATGTATTTCTTCTGTTTGTCGGACAATACCACGCAATGCATGAACTTCACAAATGGGATTATCTTTAAGTTTTCTTAAACGCAAACGCTTCCATCTCCGACTCTGATAGAAGCGTTGTAAGGCTGCCTTATTATATGTAACATCCCTCTTCTTACGATTAAGTAGATTAATACTCGGCATTATTAGAATATTCTGCCGCAAATTTACTACTTAATAACCCTTATTTAGAATTAGACTAAATAAAGATATCAACTATTTATAAGATGATTGTAAACAACCTCTATAATTGACTGAAATATAATTTATTGCAAATCTTATTTTTTATGTGCGTGAAAATACGAT